TAGCAAACTGTGGATTGTTTGGAGCATTAGCATGTGTAATCTGTGTGTAAGTAGATCCGTTATATTTAGCAGCAGGGTTAATACCGTCTGTTAGTAGCAGGACTTCTTCAGTCCAATTATAACGCTCAAACCTTACAACGTCAACCCCTGTCATAGTAGGACTACCTGCGGATGATACTGCTTGCCAACCCTTGACTGTAGGTGTACTTGCTACAGTGCCTGTTGCAGTAGATGTACCACCTGTAAGTACGTTACCTGTAGCAAAAATATTACTGGGCAATTTACCAAAGTTTATTACAAGGGCATTAGAAGTTCTAGATATTACAGTACCTGTTGCTGCTACTAAGGTAGCATCTCCTGAACTAACTACACCTGTTACTGTTTCACCTACAGAAAAACCAGAGCCTTGCCCTGATCCTAGTGCTACATCGTAGTAGTGGTTATACCAATGTAAGTAGTTATTTCCAGAAGACGGTTTTCTACAACCAAGTATCCCTTGATTTATTTCCCCGTTTACATTAAGACCTAAAACTTTACCAGTACCGGGAAGTGTACCATAAGAGTTTGCATAACCGCTTATACGTCTGTAACCACCTTCTAGTGATGGCTCCATGTTAATTAGACGTACTGCACTGCCGGGCAAAGCATCACTTTGAGTCAAAGGATCTACGTTAGTAACAAGACCCCCTGCACAAACAGAGACATATGTTTGTAAGGAATCTGCCAACCTTAAAACCCATTAAGAGTTGAAGTAGGTTTTGTTATAATAGTTGATACTACATTTACTGATTGATCAACTACAAGCCTACGCATCATTTTAATTCCATCTTCAAACTTCTGACTATGCATAGTTGCACTCTGTTCGTTAGATCTAAATAGCATCATGTACATCATTGCACCATCAATAACTACGTGTTTAAATCTGTCAGGTATAATTGCAGTATCATCAAACGTAATAAGATCTGCTGGGTATTTCCAATATCTGTACTCTACTACATAAGAGGCATCAGGTACAGGCGTAACTCCAAACTTTGTATCTTGAGTCATGTAAACATAATCAGGATCAGTTCGTCCAGTCTCACCGCTTAAATCTTCTACGCTTCTATAATAAGTTAGGTATTGATCATAAGTAATTAGATTAAGTTTTTTAGGTGTGTTATTTTCTGAAGTAAGTTGTTTAATATAAAAAGTATCCCAGTCTGCCTTAGAGTAATCAGCAGGGAAATTATAAGCATTAGTGCCAGCAACTAGTGTCTGCTCATAAGTTACTAAAGTAAAAGGCCACTCTTGAGCATCCTGAAGCATCTGACGGATAGATGAGTTAATAGCATCCTTAGCCAATGCTTGAACGTTTTTAACGTTAGCAAAGTCTGCTTGGTCAATTTGAACTTCATTCAATCGACGTAAGAGTTCGTTAGTTAGACTAAGGAAAGTACTCATGGTTATAACCTTTTAGCAGGTGTAAAATATAATCTAGCAGAAAGTGTAGCATCAAAGTTGTGTGAAGAAGTGTGTCTAAATATTAAGACCTTATCACCTGCATGTAAAAACAAAGGCCCACCACCAATAAACTGTGTATGGTTATTACCTGCTATAGCTTCTTCACCTACAAGAAAATGATAAGTAGTATTATCTGCATGGTATATTTGAATACCGATATTAGATGTTGAGTTATCTTCGTTTGCCACCATAAGAAAAACTATTTCAGCTTCATGGCTTGCGGGGCAAGTAAATAAAAGTGTAGCATTATTAGGATTACTAGTAGTACTAGCAGAGTTACCCGTAACTGCAGCAAATGCACTATCTGTCCTAAAGTTAATACCTGCCATTATTTTAAGTTGTTTACAATTTTAGTAGGGTTTACTCGTACTACACCACCTTTAGATAAACCCATAGCAGATGTAGTGCCTCGTGATGACATCATTCCTTGAGGTGCACGATTAGCAGAAGGACGGTATCTGCTATCTTCTTGTTCAGGTGTTGTTACACCACCTAAAGCATATCCTTTTTTCTTACGCATTTTAAAACCCTTTGAATAGTCTAAAGGGGCTACTCGAAAGCAGCCCCTAAAGTTAGTTATGCAAGCAGATCACGATCTACTTCTGCGGCAGCTTTTGTAGCACCCATTGGGGCGTACACTACGAAGAACTTAAACGAACCCGCTGAAGGTGCGTTAGATCCCGCAAGCTTTGCAGTGATAACTGTGTCAGCAGCAGTAACATTAGTGATACCGTTTACCGAAGTAGTGGTAGCAGCCAATGTCTTAGCGCCATTGATGTCGGCAGTACCGAGCAAATCAATGTCACCACCTGTGACACCAAAGCTTACTGCATTAGCACCACCAATGGTAGCGGCTGCAGTACACTCAGCGCCAGCAGCAAGAACCACACAATTGTCTGGAACTGTACCGATGTCGTGAGTTGAGCTAGTTGTCAAGTCACCGTGAGCAATCACGGCTGTCTCGATACGAACTGGAGATTGTAAAGCCATTTCTATGCCCCCCTTACGCTGCGTTATATTTGGCAGTTACGATTGCTTCAGGGCGAAGAATCTTACGGCCATATAAATGCATACCACGAACGATGTCAGCGAAGCTGTCAGGGTCACGATATGTTTCGGTTTTGTTGATCTGCTCGGCAGTAGCAACTGCAGAGTCATGACCAGCTACGATAACACCATAGTTAGTGTTTTGGTTTGCAGAACCTGTTGTACCTGAACCTGTACCTACAGATGGTAGGTTAGATGAAGAGTACACACGGAAACCGTGCAGGTTGTTAAGAACCAAACCATTACGAAGTGCACCAGACTCACCGTAATCTGCGTTCAGAAGACGTGAATCTTCATCTGCCATGATTTCCATGAATACTGGATCTACAACCAACCAGCGTCCTTGCTTATCAACTTGTTGTTGGTCAAGCAAACGAGCCATACGAGCTACAACCATTGCTGGTGAAGCTGTTGCTGTTGGTAGTGCAGTAGCACCGGGCAAACGAGCAGCTACTGGGATCGAGTGATCACCTGCAGAAGAGGTTGCAATGTTGCCGAAGCTATCTTTACGCAACTTCATTGATGTCAGCAATTCGTCTGAACCTGCAGTAGTTACAGCTTTAGTACCATTTACTTGGTCATTAACTGTATCTGCATCTGCATGTAGAGCAGACTGTTTGAAACCTGACAAGTAGCCAAGAACTTCTTGGTCATGCTGGTCAGCCAAACGATAAGCTGCACGATTGGTTGCAAGATCCATGAAGTTCACATGTGAGTGAGCTTCTTCGATGTCATCAATTTTAAAGGCAAAGTAGTTAGCTTTGTCTACAACCAATGAAAAATCTTCATCGTCAAGATCTTGTGCTGAGATCTGTGTACCACGAGCGTAGCTGCTTACGGAAATCTCAGGTTCTTTAATGATTTTAACTGTATCACCTTGGGCAGAAATCTCCCCAAAATAATCAGAGTTGGTGATATCACCACATACTGTGCTCTTGCGGAAAGCAAGCTGCACTTTTTTGGAGTAGATTACGGAACTAAAGTTACCGTTAGGTAAGTTACCGTGTCCTCCTGCTGATGTAAAAGCCATAATAAATCCTCCTGATAGTTGGCTTATCTAAAAGCTAATACCAATAAGAGGCTGTTACATTTTCTAGGGTGCGTTAGACTAACAGTCGGCCAACCGTTAGATGTACGGGCCTATACTTGAACAGGTAGTTCTCATACGTTTAGACTTTATTGGAAATTGGGTTAGAACAAAAGGTAGTCATATAGAGGCTTTTGTTCTATGTCCCTAGTTATACTGTTGCTTTTTTATTTGTCAACAGTTTATCTGGCATTACCAGACACGTCATAGACAAATTTACCATTGCGCATTGCTTTGTTAATTTCGTCTGAACGTTCTTCAAATTCTTTGTCAGACATTTTAGCTACATCTGACTCACGAATCATCTCATTAGCATCAGCTACATCTACATTAGTTTTACCACGTCGAGTAACTGGTGAAGCTGCTGCTTTTTTGTTTGCTTTCTTAGCTTCCTTAGTAAGACCTTTATCTGATTTGTAAAGATCAATAACACGTACTACTGAAGCTGGGTCATCTGCGTTTTCATAGAGAGCATCTTTAACCCACTTAGGTTGTGCATCTGCCCAATCATGAAACTCATCTGCCTCACGTAAGTCATCAAAGTCTGCATGTGACTTACGGATTTCATTCTCTGACTTAACTCGATCAGCTTCTGCTTGAGCTTCGTCAAGTTGTTTAAGGCGAGTGTCTGCCTTTTCAAACATCTCTTGTGCTTTTTTAGCTGCAATTGTTTCTACAATGCCAGCTACATCAGGATATTCTTTAGCCCACTCTTCAATATCTTCGTCGGACTTAGGTGGAATAATACCGGCTTTAGTAGAAGCTTTTTGTAAGTTCTCTAGCTTTTCATCCCACTCTTTTTCCTTTTGTTGCATATGGCGTCTTAGATCACCATATCGTTTTTTAAAAGACTTTTCTTCTGCAGATAGCGTTTCTTCTTTAACTTCTGTATTGGCCTCTGCTTCTTGGGTAGCTTCTTCGACTTCTTCTTCTGCATCTACTGGGGTTTCCCCCCTTGCTTGAGCTTCAAGTCTTTCAATCTCCTTAGCTTCTTCTTCCATTCGTTGCTTACGCTTTGCGTTATTATATCCACGATCAACGAATCCTGCAGTCTTTGGGGTTTCCACTTCTGCTAGTTCAGGCATATTATTCTCCTTATGTTGGGGTCAGCCGTAGCCGAGTAGCCTTATTATTTCTTTTTAGATTTTTTCTTTTTGGGTCTTGATACTAATCCACCTGTAGCTCTGCCACCTGTAGCTAAAGATCGACCAGCTTTTTCTGCGGATTTAGCTGCACGGTCCCTTGCTGCTGCGGTATCCCTTGCAATTGACCCTGCAAAACTTTCTCTTCGATCCCTTTCTTGTTGAGATGGGTTTAAAATTTCTTCCGTAGTTTTAGATTTCTCTAAGGCTCTTTTAACTCTTGCGGTAGCCTCTTTTTGTTTTTCTGTTGGACCTTCTTTTTCAGTCCTAGCTATAATTTTTTTAGCTTCCTCTAAACCACCACCAGTAACATCTCTACCAGTAGAACGTGTAATTTGCTCTGCTGTTGGTGTTCTGTAATTAGCTCCCACATTAACTAAACTCGTAGGATCTGTTTTTAATACATCCCCAGCTCCAGCAGCAAGTTGATCTCCGTCAATCATAAAACTGGGAATCCAACTAAGATCATTTTGTTTTATATACCCATCTAGCTGTTGTTGAAGATTTGAAGCAAGTTCTGTAGAACCTTGTGATTCAAGTATTTTTACATTGGCTGCAATTTGAGCGGCAGTTCCAGCTTTACCTAGTTTTCCAAGAACACCTCCCCCAAAAATCCTCCCTAGCATAGCTTCAACACTACCTGGTTTTGGGCCTTCTAAAGCAGTTACAGAACTAGCATAAAGGCTATTATCACTGTTATAGTCATAACTATCCATCCAAGATGTAGGATCTGGTGCAGCTTCTTGTTTATCATTAATACTAGGTCCAGTATCTTTTACTACAGGAGAAGTTTCAATTGGAACTTCACACATTTTAGTTTCTGGGTTATACACCATACCCCTAAGCTCACAGCTTTCAGGGGTCTCTGTTGGTAGTTCAGGGTCTGCAATAGATACACCACTAGGTGTACCACCTGGAGTATCTTCCCAACTAAAGCCACCACCATAGACACTAGGTTGCGTCATAAACTCCTGACCAAAGTCAGTACCTTCAGCAGCACCAGCTACCATGCCACCCTGATTCATAAGCATCTTAATTTCGTTCATCTCATCTGGGGTAAGATCACCACCTTCTGCCATGTAAGGTGTAGGTGGTTGAGGCATAGGAGCAGCTTTAGGTCCACCAACAGGAACAGGCTCACCACCGATTCTACCATTAGCTTCCATGTTTTGCAAGCCACTTTTTGCTTTATTTCGTAGATCTTCAAAGTGTTTTACACCGAGGTATCTTACGACATCAGCAGGTACCACATACTCACCTTCAGACAGTTGGGCAGAAATATCATCTCGTACTTCTGAGGCCATAGAACCATTAGGTACTTCATTACCTGACACTGGGTCTTGATCCATGCCATCGTCTCTTAGTCCACCTTCTTGCATAAAGGCCATTTCCATTTGTTTATCCATTAATTTTATCCCTCAAACGTAATAGTGATCTTAGTGCACGTATCTCACCTTGTAGCCTGTAGATCTCATCAATCTCCCTAGACTGCTCTAGTGTTACATGTGTAAAGGCGATCCGTTCAGCAATCTCTTCGATAAACGGAGTGTATAACTCTGGGTTATTTACAAAAGGCTTTAGTGTATTGTTCACGACTAGTTTCATTGTACCTGTTGTTGTTCGCCAGTATTACCTGAGAAGCCCTGTTCTCCTGGTGTAGGAGCTGTACCAGTACCTATAGTACCACCCCCGCTACCTTGAGTATCCTGTACCTGTGCGCCAGCAGGAGCGCCCTGAGGTGGTGCTACTCCCGGTTCTGGTGCTGGTGGTGGGTTAGCTGCTTGGAACTCTTTTAGGATCTCAGCTTGTACTGCTGCCTGTGCCATGTTGTTGCCAACCTTATCAGGATCAAGATCCATAGACTTAGCAATCTCACGTACAATATAATCCATACGTGCAAATGGTGCTAGTGCAGGATTCTGTACAACCTGCAAGAACTGCATCAGGCGTTGGCTACGTACTTCATTAGCCATCAAACTTTCAGTACCACGAGCTTTTACTTCAAGGTCGCCTTTAATTTCTGCATCAAAGTTAAACTGCATATTAAAGTTAAAGAAGGCTTTGCCCAGTGGTGCTAGTAAATAGTCGTCAATGTTTTTAACTACGTTACGGATAGAGCCGTTGGCAGCAGACATAAGCATACTAATACCAGAAGCAGTACGACCAACACCTGTAACCCCTGTTTGACCATGTGCGAAAGATGGGAATCCAGTTGACTCATCAGATAGTACTCTTGCCTTATCAAACATCTGCATGTTTTCGTTAGATACGTTAGGGAACTTGGTGCCAAAAATAGCTTGACCAGGTGCCCCTCCCTGTCTCCTGAACACCTTCCCTGGATACACGGAGAGGTCTTGCCCTGGGACGAGGTTAGTCTCGTCTATTTCGATTAGCAAGTTACCTGACAGTGCCGCATT